ACGCATTATATTCAAACGCCATTATATATGCACCAAAAAGGTCATTTGGCATACGAAATCACATGGTACCTTTACCATGCAACAAGATAGAAATTGATCTAAGTGGGCGCAAATTAAAGCAAATGGATAAAGAAAATTTGATTAATTGCTTTAAATTTAGCTATGACGATGGTTCTGTTGAAACAATAGATTGGGAAGATGCTATATATCTTACCACAGCAGACGGAATGAACATTGTTAAGCCTATTAGTCGTATTGATAGTTTAAGATACCCTCTAAGCAATATTTCAGCACAATATAAAAAGAGGAATGTCTTATTAGAAAATATAGGCGCAATAGGTATCTTATCAGCTCAGCAAAATGACATGGGTGGGGCTATTCCAATGACACCAGAAGAACGTCAAAAAATACAACGAGACTGGTACAAGCGTCAAAAAGACGAATTGATCATAACTGAAAGTAATGTTAATTGGCAACCAATGTCATATCCAACACGTGACCTAATGTTGTTTGAAGAATTAACAGCTGACAAACTTGCATTAATAGACGCATTTGGACTAAATTATAATTTATTCAGCAAGACTGAGGGAACAACTTTCACAAATGTTCGTGATTCTATCCGTATGGTATATCAAGATACGATAATACCAGAAACGCAACAATTTTACAATCACATCATATCTCAAATGGGATTAGACCAAGAGGGTTATTATCTTAAAGCATGTTTTGAACATCTCCCAGTTTTACAAGAAGATGAAAAAGAACAAGCTGAGGTCATGCGTACACGATCTGAAACGCTTAAAACTTTAATGGAAATGGGTATGACTATGACCGAAGAAGAAATGCGAGAACTTTTAAAATTATATGACAATGGCGAATACTAATTTATATGCAATAAAAAGTACCTCAGAGCTCAAGGACTATGACATGGGTAAAAGGGAAGTGGCTATTTATTTAAGCAAATTTGACACAATAGATAGTGATACAGACATGATCAAAAAAGGTGCATTCCGTAAATCAATTAAGGAGCATGGACCTAAATCTAATAGCAATCGCAAAATTGCCTTTTTGCGTTATCATGACTGGACTAAACCAATAGGCAAGTTTTTATCTTTAGAAGAAGACGACTATGGCTTATATGCTGTTGGTAAATTAGGCACCTCAACGCTGGGGGAAGATGCTATGAAAGATTATGACGAGGGTATTATTCGAGAACATTCAATAGGTTTTCAATACATACCAGACAAGATTAAATATGTCGAGGACAAGGACACTGGCATTTCATATAACATGATCAAGGAGGTCAAGTTATGGGAAGGCAGTGCTGTTACATTTGGTGCGAATGATCAAACATACGTGGCAGATGTAATGAAGTCGGAAGATAAAAATAAAATCATTGACGACCTCTCCAACGAGCTGGGGACAATAATAAAATCAATGTCTAACGGACAAGGCACTGACGAGAGGTTGTATCAATTAGAGATGAGGGCAAAATATCTAAGTTCTCAATTATCAATACTTGCAAAATCTGAGCCATTAACACAAGATACTCAGATCAACGAGCCATTGAACGAGAAACAAGAAATAGAGCCATTCAACTGGAACCAAGTGATTGAAAAGATCAATCATAATTTTTAATTTTTAAAACTTAGAAAACGTGGAAGAAAACACAAATCTAACACCAGAACAAGTCGTTGAAAAAGTAGGCGCGATGTTCTCGGAAAAAATGCAGAATGTACCTACAAATGAGGACATTACAGCATTAAAAAGCGAGGTAGATTCGCTTAAAAGCTTAGAGGAAAAATCCTCTGAAATTGAAAAGTCTATTGCTAAATTTGAAGGCAGACTTGAAGCTATGACAGAAAAAGCTGTTGAAGTAAAAAGTAATGAGCCAGTTACATTAGCTGGTAAAATTTTTAAGACTATCAAAGAAAATTTTGATAATATTAAAGATGCAGTTCAGAAAGGGCAAAGAGCAAAATTTGAGGTAAAAGACACAACAATTAATGACAATTACGTTGGTGATTATGCCTTAACAGAATGGGACGGAGTAGATCGCATTCAGCGTACCAGATATGGCATTTTAGATGCAGTAAACAGAGGAACAACAACAAGTAAATTCATTACTTATGTTTCTCAAACTACTTCGCCTAAAAATGTTTGGGTTGGAGAAGCTGAGGCAAAAGAAGAAAGAGTAATTGACTGGAAAGAAACGTCTGTTGAGGTTAAAAAGATTGCTGGTTATGTAAAAGTATCTAAAGAAATGTTAGAAGATTTATCATTTATCAGATCAGAAATCAACCTTGATCTTATGGAAAGACTTCGTGAGGACATTGAAACTGCATTGTTGAATGGTGCTGGAGGTCTTCAAATAGATGGACTTTTATCTCTTGGTATTGGTTTGCCATTGTTCAACGCTGGTACTTTTGCTGGTACGATTGCTGGGGCAAATGTAACTGACGTGATCAGAGTAGCTAAGGCGCAAATTGAATCAGCTAATTTTGACCCAACGCATATTGTAATGAATCCAGTTGATATAGCGAAACTTCAATTAACGAAAGGTAGCGACAATACATATACATATCCAATGTATTTGCCTACTGGTGACGAGGTTATGCGTGTAGCTGGTATACAAATTGTTAGTTCAAATTACATAGCACAAGACCAATATTTGCTTGGAGACATGAGTAAAGTTAATGTACGATTCAGAAATGACATGACGTTAGACGTTGGATTAGATCAAGATGATTTCACAAGAAACATGATTACTATTCTTGCAGAAGCAAGACTGGTTCAGTATGTTAAAAGGAATCAAAAGAACGCATTTGTAATTGGTACATTTAGCACTGATATCGCGGCATTAACACCAACACCATAATTAGATAAGCATGGAAAAGAAGAAAAAAGCAACTACTAAAAAAACAGCTAAGGCAAAAGTTGAAAACAAAGCAGTAAAAACTAAGAAAAAAGTGAGCTATGATCACAGCAAAGTGTATGAATTTGTTTCAAATGGAACATTTCACACAATGCCAAAAGGTAAAGTTTACACAATTTTAGGCAAAACTGCCGAGACTTTTGTTAATGCTGGGTATGGTAATATAAAAGAATAGCATGTTTTTAACACCTCAAGATTTCATAGGCAAGTATGCACTGAGTAAAGGTATGTTTAGCACTGCCGATATTCAAGAATACATTGATAGATTTGAGCCAAGATACCTTAAAAACCTTTTTGGCGTCAAACTATATAATGAATTCATTACTGATCTGAATATCAATGTTCCTCAATCTCCTAATTTTATTAAGGTATTTGAGCCATTGTCAGAAGATGTAGGTTCATATTGGTATCATTGGACACGAATGTATGAAATGGACCAGCAGATAGATTCTGAGGGCATTAAAACAATGTTATTAGGTTTTGTTTACTATGAGTATGCAAAAGACCTCGTAAATCAAATGACACCTTTTGGTAACACTAAACCAAAAAGTGAAAATTCTGATATAGCCAATACTTTATTTTCGACTATGTATAATCGTTATAATGAAGCAATTAGGTCATATCAAAGCATTCAAGATTACATTATTCTCAATCAATCCGAGCCAAGTGGACAGCTTGTAAATATAACAATGACACAAGCTGGTACAAACGTAGTATCTGGTACTTATGCTGTAACTGGGGGAACTGGAACTGGAGCGACCTTTAACGTAGTTTCAGACGTAAGTGGAACTATAACAGAGGTTACTATTGCAGACGCTGGTATAGGTTATTCTTTGAATGATCAACTCAGCATTGATGAGGGAAATAATGATTTAATTGTAAATGCAGATTACGTTGGAATTGGAACGTACTCAGATTTCAAAGGACTGAAAAAATTAACTGCCTACTGGTTATGATCAAAGATGTATCAAATTTTGTGGAAGAAATTGTCAATAATATAGACAACACCTTGCAAGGTACTTATAACGCTGTAACAGAGGTTACTGACATGTGTAAGACTAAATATGCAAGGGTAGGAAAATATGTTAAGGACAGCACAGAAACAGAATATTTGATTACTGATCTGAAACGTGACGAGTGGTTAAAAGTTGAAACAGCAACTGGGGAACTAACATTACCAAAACCATACTTTTTAAGTGGAACAAGAATATCAGCAAACAGAGAATGGACTATTGCCACATCTGATCTTACACAAAAGACACCAATTATTTGGTTGCTAAGTGATGTCAGATATTTTCAATATGGAAGGCAAAGTGTTTATGATTGGGCGAGTGATATTCGCTTATTTTTTCTTGATGAGACAGACGCTACAAATTATTACTCGGAAGATCATGTTCAAAACGTGGTAACACCAATGAGTGAATTAGCTAAATTATTCATGGAAGTCGTTGAAAAGGACAGAAAATACCTTACAATAGACAGCTTTGAAATGCGAAATTTCACACGATTTGGAACAGAATCACAAGAGGGATATGTAGAAAACATCTTAGATGCAAATTTAAGTGGCGTGGAATTAATTGTTACGCTAACAAAATATAAAGAGAATTGTAAATGTTAAGACAAGAAATACGAATTTTTAAAAATATATAAAGCTATGGCTGGATGTAATTGCGATGCTGGATTGAGCAACACTGGGAGACCAGGTTGTGTACCTATACAATCCGTTACCTCATCTTTAATTATGGTTCCTTTAAAGGATTCATTAGGGGTAAAAAATGGAATTGATCTTTCAACTGCCTTACCAGTTTGGAATGACAAAATTAATGAAGCTGACGAATCTAAGCGTTGGTTTCCATTACCTTTATTTGAGAACGTTGAACTACCAAAAGCTGATTCACAATTTGAAGAAGCAAACTCGGGTAGAATGGCATTTTTACGTCAAGGTAAAAGAAGTTTTTCTGGTGAACTTTGGGGAGATGATTCAACACCTACACTACTTGGAAAACTACAAGCTGGAAGATGTGTAGCGTTTGGTATTTACATTGTAGATGTGAATGGTAATTTAGTTGGCTCAAAGGAAAATGGATATTTATATCCTATTCCAGTAGATGAGCAAAGCTGGGACCCACGTTTCATGTTTGCTACTGATAGTACGGTACAAAAGATTATGTTAGGTTTTGACTTTGACAGATTGTTTGACGAATCAACTATGTATATGATCACAGCAGAAGAGGCTGGTATTGATTTCAATAGCTTATCTGGATTGATTGACGTTAATCTTACAGAAGTAAGTCAAACTGCCACTACGACATTTGTATTCAAAGCGAACTTTGATTATGGAACAGCGCTTAACCCTATTATTTTTGAGGGTGCTACCATTACTGATTTTGCCTTGTATGATGTAACAAATGGAGCGTCTTACACTATTGATGCGTTGAATGAGGGACCAAATGGTACTTATACAATTCTTCAAACTGCAAACCTTTTTGTAACTGGGGACACTTATCGTGTATCTGTTAATAAAGATGGTTTTATTGGTAAGACTGAGTTTGTAGCTGTTTAATACAAACAACAAACAATGGAAAGGGGGTCATTAGACCCCTTTTTTTTGCTCGTATATGAATTTTAGTATGATCTGGAGTACATTTGTATATGGAATTAATGATTCAAC